TTTGTTTGGGGAATATGCAGATCCGTGGCGCAAAAAGCGGCTAAAAGAGATGTCGGAAAACAAAAAAGCCCCGGAGAAACGGCGCAGCACCGGGCCGAAAGAGAACATTTGTTCGTATTGTGGCAGCAACTGGGCTTGGCACAGCAGCGATGACGGGAAGACTTGGCAATGCAGGGAGCATCAAGAATGAAAAGGGCGGAAGTGCTGGACACAGCAAAGAAGTATGTAACGAAAGACAGAGCAGCAGATCATGGCGCTATGGAGGATAATTTCAGAACAATTGCTCGTTACTGGTCAGTTCACTTGGGTATCGAAGTCAGCCCAAAAGATGTGGGTGTGCTGATGAGCCTACTGAAAATTGCTCGTATTAAAAGCAATTCAGCGCACGAAGACAATTATATTGATGGCTGCGGATACCTTGCTTGTGCCGCAGAGTGTGAAAATGATGCAGGATAAAAACCAGACAAACTACATTGATAAAGACTTAACGAATGTATGCGGCGGTTCACGCAGACGGGCTGATGCCATGCAGGGAATGGATAGAGCCTATAGAGATTATGTTGAGGCAAACAAAGTCGCATGGGATAGAGCAACACAAGGAATGCCAAAAGATGCGTTTGCCGACAATGTGCCTGATGACATTGATCGACATGGCACAGTCAGGCCAGGACCAACCCATGTGCCGTCCAGAAGCATATTAGAAGATTTCTAAATAACGGCTAATTAACCTTAATTAACCATTATTGATATTTACTGTTGACAATTATGCAAACACTTCTTATATCTGTTATCAGGCACTATCAATGGAGGGCAATATGGCTAGGCCATTAAACTATCTGGAAGCACAGGCGTTGCTTAATCAAACGATCAACGCCGTGCATAGTCTAATTACCAGCGATGCCACCGAAGCCGAAGTTGAATTGTTACTTGGCGCGGCAGGTGGATTGCAGGAAGCGCAGTCAATGTTGATTAAGGCAAGGTTGAGGCTAGAGAACGATGACAGTTAAACGTATTGAAATGGCATTGCACGTTATGGAATTAGCGGCGCGGCACAAGATCAGGGTTTCATATCAAAGCCTAGATGAGTCTGAGCCTCGTTATTGGGCAAGACGCAATCCGCGTGAGATACAAATCCGTCCAACCAAAAACACTGGATACTATGTATCTGCCTTGCATGAAATTGGGCATATCGTGGGCAAGCGTCAGGGCGATAATATCACAAGGCTAACGCAGGAATTGTACGCTTGGATCTGGGCAAAGAAGAACGCCTTGGTCTGGACTGATACCGCAGAGCGGATCATGCGTAGCGCAATGGATAGCTATGGCTGGAAGCAACGTCAGAAAGACATATGGGAGAAGGTTTCTCATGGCTAAGAACAAAACAATGGATGTTAAGATCAAGAACGGCAACAAATCCAGAAAGCAGGATAGCGATTGGGATGGCGTTGAGCGTATGGCTGATGACATGAAAAAGCGCAAATTGGGCAGGGATAGTCAGGGGGTTCGTTATTGGGAGGATGACGGACCTACCCTGTCCAACACCCTGTTAGCGGCTCTTGCAGAGCCAAAGAAGGGCATTGTTAGATATAAGGGCGGCAAGTACGCTGAAGCGGCAAGACGCAACACACAGGCAAGCATTGCAACAGCGCAGAAGTTCGTTGTTAGCAATAGCATGGTTGAACATGCTTATCTTGCGTCTTTGGCTAGGCCGAAGTCTTTGCTTGAAATGCAACAGCGCGGCATTCCACCATTTAATAATATGTGGATTGAGTGGGATGAAAGGTTTAGAAAATCAATTGCTAATCGTGAAATGCAGAAAATGGGATATGACCCAGCCGATCAACCTACCGAAGATCCAATAGTAAGGCTTGGCTACCACATTGAAATGATCAATGATCGTTTTTCATATAGTCTTTATTTTATGTCTAATGGGGAAGAAGGCGTAGCCTCTTCTCCCATAGGCTTTCATATGTCTAATGATGGGATAATTGCTAACGATGATCCTAATCAAGATCAAAATGCTTTTGTACATGATACAGCATTGGTGGCTAGACAACTCATGGGTAATTGGTGGTTCGATAAAAATGCTGGTGAAGATTTAAATTCTGGCAATCAAGATCACATGTCTACTGGAATTTTGGCTGGGTCTTTTACTCAAACAAGGAGCGCGGCTGCACAATGGCTCGTATCACAAGAACACTTTGCACAAGGCTTTACAGCTAAAGAATTTGCTGAGTTAAAGGCGTTGTCATTAAGCATGCAAGTTGGCGATGGGCGGTTTCTAATCTCGCTATTGGGCTTGCTTAACTATGACCTTGTTGTTCATGAAACAACAACGCCGCCAAAAAAGATTGACCATGTACGCTTTGGGCGTGTGGTTCCAAAGAATGAATATAAGGTGGTGACAATCCAGTTACCAAAGCCGCGTGGAAAGCGCATCTATGAGCAGATGTTTACAGGGCATGGAAGCCCCAAAAGAGAGCATTGGCGGCGCGGACATTGGCGGACTGTCCGAGACAAGTCCGGTAATTTTAAACGGCGTGTGTGGATTGGTGAGATGAAATGCGGCAATCCAGCATTAGGTACTATCGTTCATGATTATAATTTGGAGGGAAAGTGATGGGCGGATTTGAACAACTGCAACCCTTGAAGGAAAAGATGGATGGGGAGTGGAGAAAAGAACAGCTAAAAAAATGGGCGTTATCAGAAAAAAGAAGCAAGGCCATGAAAAAAGCGTGGGTTAAGCGCAAGGAAAAAGAAGCGGCGCAACCTGTCTTGATAACCAAAAAACTTAAATTTGAAAACAAACAAGCTTACGAAGATAGATTGATGTTGTTATCAAAGCATCCTGAGAAAATGACTGCCTACGAAATGATGTCCAGTTATTTTCTAGATAAATTATTCTGGAAAAAATTTGGGTCTGGATGTCATGTGATAAAAGTCAGAAACTTTAAAATCCAAAAGTGTCTGTGGGATGGAACCTACATGAGCAATTCTGGCAAAACAAGGATGGGTGGTTACACTGCTTACTTTGAAATAACAAACGAGGTGACAGGCAAAGAACGTGAGATAGGAACGCAGTCTGTTCTTGCACACATAAAACGACAAGATAAATACGGTACTAACAGACGTAATGACCCTGATAGAAACTTTGGATTGCCCAACAGTAGGGGATATAGATAAATGAATGTACTTAGTTTGTTCGATGGGATGTCGTGTGCAAGGCTGGCTCTTGATAGGGCTGGCTTGCCTGTCACCAGTTACTTTGCCAGCGAGGTTGATAAGTATGCAATCACAGTTGCGAAGGCTAACTACCCAGATACAGTCCATTTGGGCGATGTAACGAAGATTACAGCAGGTGATCTGCCAGCAGTTGATCTATTGATCGGCGGCAGTCCGTGTCAGGGATTTTCGTTTGCCGGAGGCCAATTGGCGTTTGATGACCCGCGCAGCAAATTGTTCTTTGAATTTGTTCGTGTTCTGAAAGAATGCAAACCGAAGTATTTCCTGCTGGAAAACGTCAATATGAAGCAGGAGTTCCAAGATGTCATAAGCGAACAATTAGGGTGCAAACCCGTGGATATTAATTCCAATCTTGTCAGCGCACAAAATAGGCGAAGACTGTACTGGACAAATATTCCCGTCAGGTCGTTGCCGGAAAACAAGCGCATATACCTAAAGGACATATTGGAAGATGGCTTTACAGACCGCGATAAAGCGCATTGCGTTGATGCTAATTACTTTAAAGGCGGCAATCTAAAGTCGTACTTTGAAAAGCATAGGCGGCAGTTGGTGTTTGATTTTGAAGAAAACACAGACGCTTCTGGTTTGATATTGGCTGGAGAAGCTGATCTGAAAGGGCATGACTACAACAGGCGTGTGTATCACCCAGATGGTAAGGCACCAACACTTGCAGCGGCTAGTGGTGGCAATCTGGAGCCGAAGGTTCTTTACCCTGCATCTATCGTAGGCCGTAGGCTAAATAATGGTGTGCGCGATGATTACAACAAAGATGTTCCTGTTAGCCAGTGCCTAGAGGTGCATGACACCAAGGGCAAGGCTAGATGTCTGTCTACAGTGGAAAAGGATACTTTGCTATCCCCACTACCAACAGGTCGCTATCCAGATGCGTACAGCGATGATATGCGGCTTATGTGGCGTAAACTAACGCCAATCGAGTGTGAGCGGTTGCAAACCGTTCCAGATAACTACACCAACCATGTATCGAATACACAGCGTTACAGGATGTTGGGCAACGGCTTTACAGTTGATGTAATAGCTTTTTTACTGAGGGGCATGAAATGACTAATTATGAAAGACATGGAAGTGATGAATACTGGCAAGACTACTATGGTCAGTTGGAAGGGGCTAAGATTACCAAGTTCTGGATGAGCGATGATGGATACCCTACATTCGGGTTAGTGCATCCTAAGTTGGGGGCTTTGGTTATTGAAGTTAGCCGTGATCCAGAAGGCAATGATCCTGGATTTTTATTTATTAACGATGGAAAGGAAGAAAAAGATGGGATTTAAAACAGGAAATTATATGACTGGCGCAGGGTTCTTACTTGTGCTGCTGATGTCAGCAGTCGAGCCTATGCCGCATAGCTTTGAATTGTTCTGGTTACATGTCGGGACTCTGATGATCGGGGCAGTGCTGATGGGGTCGGGAACATACCTTACATGGAAGGGAAAATAGGCGTGTTCTTGATACGTTCTGGTTTAGGTTTAGAAGTTTATAAACCCAAAGTTGGCACCCCAAAGTTCATAAAGTTGTTATGTATCAATGGGTTAAGAGGTTTTGGTTTGGGTTTGCAATGATAGCACAAACAAAGTAAAATAGGGGTGTTAAGTCATTGAAAAGGCTCAAGGTTTAATGTTTGGGTTTTTCTCCCTATTACATAGGGGTATAGGTATAAACAAACCTATACCCTGTAACGTGTGGTTGCTGCCAAATGCAACCCGAAGAATTGTTCTACTTAGGAGGGCGTAATGCCGAATGTCGGAGAAGATCTACCAAAGGAACAGCGGCTTGCTGGACACAAAAGATTAACACCCCAGCAGCAACAGTTTCTGGATATGTATCTGCACAAGGACATGACACAGACTGAAGCGGCTCGTCAGGCAGGGTATAAAAACCCCACAGTGCAAGCTGTGAGGCTGTTGCGTAACCCAGTCGTAGCGGAACGCCTACAGGAGATGAGACTGGAGACACAGGCTCGTTTCGGGGTAACAATCGACAAGTCTATTCGGGATCTAAAGAAGATAAGGGATCAGGCGTGGGAAATGGGGAAGTTTAGCGATGCTTTGAGGGCAGAGGAACTGCGTTTGAAGGCAGCGGGACTACTTATCAACAAACAACACGTTGTTAAAGAGGAGATCACAGCCAACACAAAGCAGGATATTGCGAACAAATTGGCAGACTTTAAGCGTTTGGCTGAGTCTCGTATGGTAAATGTAACACCAGATGTAGGGATTATTGAGCATGACCCACAAGATATAGCGGAAGATAGCGAATAACCCAGATATTCCCATGAAACACCCCGTGCGGGGGGAGGGGGCGGCGACCATCGGGCTTTCCGGGCCTGTACCAGTAGAATTGTTCGGGTTCGGGGTCATCGGGCTGCTGCTCGGGGCATCGGGATCGGGGTTTGATCGGGGTCGGGCTTGACATCGGGGCTGAATCGGGGTCATCCTGTCCTCTCCTCCCTTGGAAAACTACCCCCGGTGGCCTCGTGCTGCCGGGGCTTTTTGTTCGGGATCGGGGTTTAAGTACAATTGTTCGGGATCGGGCTGCGCCCTCCCCAGGGGAAACCCTCCCGGCGCCCGGACTCCGGGTCGCAGC